AGCGCCGATCCCTCCGAAGAGGCACGCCGGATTTATAGGGTGGTCAAGAATTGAGATGAATATGGGAAAAGCAACGGAATACACGCGGGTGGCGGTCGATAAGCTGATACCCTATGTGAACAATGCAAAACAGCACAGCGACAGTCAGGTTACGAAGATCGCTTCGAGCATCCGCGAGTTCGGGTTCCTAAACCCGATACTGATAGATGCGGACTATAACGTCATCGCGGGACACGGTCGCATCCTTGCGGCGAAGAAACTGCAGATGGATGAGGTGCCGTGCCTGTTCGTCGAAGGCTTGACCGATGCACAGCGCAAGGCGTACACACTTGCGGACAATCGACTGTCAGAACTTGGTGAGTGGGACATGGAGCTCGTTATGGGCGAGCTTGCGGAACTTGATGAGCTTGGGTTTGATACCGGGCTGACGGGGTTCGAATTTGAGGTCGAGCCCGAAATCACCGACGATGAGGATGATGTTCCCGAACCGCCGACAGAGCCAAAGGCGAAACTCGGCGACCTTTATCAGCTCGGGCGTCATAGACTGATTTGCGGTGACAGCACCGATGTCAATGTAATCGAGAGACTGATGGGCGGAAAGAAGGCAGACGTCACATTTACATCGCCGCCATACAACGGAGACAACGGGCTCCCTGACGGGGACGTATTTGCTGGCAGAAAAAGCAAAAGGCTCTACGGCGACGGATACAAGGATAGTCTGGCTTCTTCGGAATATGTGGATTTTTGCAAACGCGCGCTCGAAGTCTGCTTTGAAAATACAGACGGGTTTATATTTTGGAATGTTAATTATAACGCCAAATCGAGAAGCGAATATATCAAACAAATAGAGGATAGACTCGATTGTTTAATTGAGCAGATAGCGTGGGTGAAAAGTTCTGCAATTCCTTTACAAGGAACAATGCGAAGGGCGTGGGAGCCCGTGTATATGTTCTCAACAAACAAAAGCTCGCCGGAATATGCTGAAGTGGTGTCGAATAAGTGGGAAATAAATAACACAAACATTCAGTATGAAAATCACAAAGCGTGTTTTCCAGTGCAATTGCCCGCAAAAGGTATAGAAATCATAAAGCCGAAAACCGGGATTGTTTTCGAGCCGTTCGGCGGCACCGGCACAACGCTGATCGCTTGCGAACAACTCGACCGTACTTGTTATATGTGTGAGCTCGACCCGAAATACATCGACGTTATTATTGAACGATGGGAGAATTTGACCGGCGAAAAAGCCGTATTGATAAGCGAGTAATATGGACACTCTTGCGACTCGGGCAACCGAAGAGAAAAACAGAATAACAACCATATTGAACGACGCGGGCATATCCGAACGGCGTATGCAGACGCTGGCGCCGATAATCGAGAACGTGTCGTGGATGCGGGCGAAGCTGGACGACTCGCGCCGTCCAGCGCCGATACCCCCGAAGAGGCGCGATTGAGGTGAATATGGGAAAAGCAACGGAATACACACGGGTGGCGGTGGATAAACTGATCCCGTATGTAAATAACGCGAAACAGCACAGCGACAGTCAGGTCACGAAGATCGCGTCCAGCATCCGTGAGTTCGGGTTTCTCAATCCCGTGCTGATTGACGCGTCATACAATGTCATCGCGGGGCACGGCCGCATCATGGCAGCAAAGAAACTGGGCCTTGCTGAGGTGCCGTGTCTGCTCGTCGAAGGACTGAGCGATGCACAGCGCAAGGCGTACATCCTCGCGGACAATCGCTTATCGGAACTCGGCGAGTGGGATATGGAGCTCGTTATGGGCGAGCTTGCGGAACTTGATGAGCTTGGGTTTGATACCGAGCTGACGGGGTTCGAATTTGAGGTCGAGCCCGAAATCACCGACGATGAGGACGATGTCCCCGAACCGCCGACAGAGCCAAAGGCGAAACTTGGCGACCTATATCAGCTCGGACGTCATAGGCTGATATGCGGTGGCAGCACGGATGTGAATGTCATTGACAGGCTTATGGATGGGGTAAAGGCTGATATTGCTTTTACAAGTCCACCGTATAATGCAGGAACGACAGCAACGGAAACTGCAAGGGGCAAAACAACAAAGTATAACGGAAATGATGACAACAAGACGGATTCAGAATACAGAGATTTTTTGAACGCATATTTGCATTGTGCGTTATCTGTGAGCGAATATGTATTTATGAATGTGCAAAGCATATCAAACAATAAAATATCATTGATAGATGTGCTATCAGATAACAAAGATATTTATGCAGATACCATTATTTGGGACAAGCAGAATGGCCAACCCGCAATGGCAAATAATGTATTAAATAGTGTTTTTGAATATATACATGTATTCAGCAAAAAAGCAAATAGAGCGATTGGCACAATAGATTTTAGAGGGACGATAGATAATATTTTGCATTTGCCACCACAAAGAAATAATGAGTATTCAGACATACACAATGCAACCTTTAGTGTAGAATTTGCGAGTTGGTTTATCAGCAGATTTGCGAAAGAAACCGTGCTTGATAGTTTTGGCGGCACAGGCACAACACTAATAGCCTGTGAACAGTTAAACAGAAAATGCTATATGTGCGAGCTCGACCCGAAGTACGTGGATGTTATTGTCGAAAGATGGGAGAACTTCACAGGGAAGAAGGCCGTGCTGATAAGTGAGTAATTTATGGACACACTCGCAACTCGGGCAACCGAAGAGAAAAACAGAATAACAGCCATATTGAACGACGCGGGCATATCGGAACGGCGTATGCAGACGCTTGCGCCAATAATCGAGAACGTGTCGTGGATGCGGGCGAAACTGGACGACTCGCGGCAGCTGATAAAAAACAGCAACATCGTCGTGCCGTATAACAACGGCGGCGGTCAGAAGGGCATCAGAGAAAATCCCGCGTTCAAGGGTTACGAGGCACTATGGAAGGCATATATGCAAGGCATGAACCGCATACTTGACACGCTGCCTCCCGAAGAGATACAAGAGGCGGTCGCTCCCGACATCAGACCGCAGACCGTACTCGATACGATACGGAATAAGCACAGCAAACCATGAGAGGAAGTCAGGAGCCGCGCATAAAGGTCGAGCCGCAAAGGACGTCAACAGACGGAACCGATGCGGCTGTTTTAATGGCTGAGTACGGCTATCAGCTTGACGAATGGCAAGAGCTTGTGCTCGATTGCTGGCTCGGTCGGGACGAGGCCGGCAAATATAACGTCACATCGGCGGGGCTGAGTTTGCCGAGACAGAACGGCAAGAATGTCTGCCTTGAGGCGCGTGAGTTCTTCGGGCTTGTGGTAAACGGCGAGAAGATACTGCACACGGCGCATCAGGTGCGGACGTCGAAGAAAAGTTTTTATCGGCTGGTGCGGATGTTTACAGACGAAAGACATCCGGAAATCAAAGCGATTGTAAAAAAAATCCGTTATACAAACGGGGAGGAGTCGATCGAATTGAAAAATGGCGGCGCGATCGAATTTTCCGCGCGGTCGAGGCAGGCGGCTCGAGGCTTTGACGGGATCAGTCTTGTCGTCTACGACGAAGCGCAGGAGCTGACGGACGATCAGGTGGAGGCGATCATGGCGACGCTGTCCGCGTCTGAAACCGGGACAAGACAGCTGATTTATACAGGGACACCGCCTTATCCGGGCTGTCCGGGCGAGGTGCTGAGGCGGCTCCGGACGCGATATCTGTCGGAGCCGGCGCCTCATGATGCGTGGCATGAGTGGAGCGTGGAGGCAGACGGGATAGACGGAATAGAAACAGAGGATAAGACGCTCTGGTATATGACAAATCCGGCGCTCGGGTATCGGCTGACGGAAGAATTTACGGAAGAGGAGCTCCGGACAATGAGCAAAGACGGCTTTGCTCGGGAGCGGCTTGGATGGTGGATGCCGGCGGCAGGGGAACATCCTGACCTTGCGATTGATCCGGAAGCATGGGCCGCGTGCGCAAGTGATGAGATGCGGCCGGACGGGAAAACGGCATACGGCGTCAAGTTTTCTCCGGACGGGTCGGAGGTTTGTTTGTGCGGGACGAAGGTGCCGAAAATTGGAAAGGCAAGAATCACGCTGATTGAGCAGAAAACGACGGCACACGGAATCCGGTGGCTTGCGGAGTGGCTTAATGCGCGCGTAAAGGAAGCGTGCTGTGTTGTAATCGACGGCAGAAACGGCGTGGACGTACTGATTGACGGAATCAAAGACACGTGGAAGTTTAAGGGTTCTGTGATACGGCCGACGGTTAAACAGATGATCGCGGCGGCCAGCCTCTTGACAAATGAGATCAACGAGCAAACGGTCACGTGGTACCGGCCGCAGGTAATGCTGGATGAAAGTGCGGGGTCGACCGTGAAGCGAAAACTTGGCGGCGGCTGGGGTTTCGGCGGGGAGGGTTGTCTTCCGGTCGAGGCGTGCTCGCTCGCGCTCTGGGGCGCACGGACGAGCAAACGGGATCCGTCGAAAAAAATGAGGATTGGTTAAATGTATATCAATATTGGCAATGTCAACGGCCTTCCGGAACCTGAGCGGGAAATGCTCAGCGACCTGACCGCCGTTTTTAATTACCATAACGGAAAAAACGCGGAGAAAGTCAGGTACTACGAAGGCCACATCACGCTGAACGAGGTCAATCTCGGGATTGCCCTGCCGCAGGCAATGCGCGGGCTCGAGATTGGCTGCGAGTGGGGAAGCAAGTGCGTGGACGTGCTCGCGGCGCGGTCGATGTTCGACGGGTTTGTTGGTGCGAACGGTGCGGAGGTTTCCACGCTGACTCAGATTATGGATGATAACCGGATCCTTGCGGAATACCAGAAGGCCGTTAGAGACGAATTGAAATTCGGCTGCACGTTTGCCGTTCTGGCCGGAGACAGTGAAATCGGATGCAATATTCGGTTTGCGTCTCCGATGGACGCGGCCGCGCGCTGGAATGCAGAGCTCGGCCGGATCGACTGCGGGATGACGATTATTGACGGCCGGATCGATGACAGCGACAAAACGTGGAAGCCGTCGAGGATCCGGCTGGACACGGACGCCGCGGTCTGGATGCTGACGCGAGCCGGATCCGGATGGACCGCGGAATATCTGCAGAACAAAATGGGCAGGCCGCTGATGGTTCCGCTCATCTGGAACGCGACGAGCAGAAAGCCGTTCGGGCGGTCACGGATTAAGGAACCGGTCCGAAGGCTTATACAGAGCTACGTCCGGACCATCGCAAATGCGACGATCGGGCTTGAGTTTTCGACCAGCCCGCAGAAATATCTGCTGGGCGTGACAGATGATCAGTATGACGCGATTATAAATGATAAATTCCGGCAGTATGTCGGGTCGATCATCGCCGGCACGGTCAATCCGGAAACCGGAGAGCGTCCGACATTCGGGCAGCTGCAGCAGGGCACGTTAAATCCTCACGTTGAGATGCTGCGGATGCTGGCAACGCAGTTTTCGGCTGCGACGGGGCTGACGGTGACGGATACGGGCGTGGTTAATGACGCAAATCCGACAAGCTCGGATGCAATCCTTGCGCAGTCGCAAACGCTGGTTCTGCTGGCGGAGCAGCTCAACGCGGGGAACGGTGACGCGCTGAAGCTGATCGCGCAGATGGCGCAGGCTATCGCGCGTGATGTGACGCTCGACCAGCTGACGGACGAAGAAAGAGACGTTGTCGCGCACTTTAAAAATCCGGCTATGCCGAGCGTATCGGTGACGGCGGACGCGGCGATCAAGATCGCGTCTGCACGGGAAAATTTTGCGGGCACGGATGTTTTCCTCGAGATGATCGGATTCGATCAGGCGGACATCCGGAGGATCCGCGCTCAGGAATCGAGAGCGCGCGGCCTGAAGCTGCTGGAGGAGTTTGAGGATGAAGATATCGAGGACAGCGTGGCTGGCGTACGTGAACCGGCTGGCGAGGGTCAATCAGACAGCGGCGCGGAAGGTTGAAGCGTACGCGGCACGTGTCGGGCTTGAAAGAGCGGAGGATGTTGTTCGATATGCGTATTCTGTCGCGTCGCAGTACGGTGAGGCCGCCGCCGCGCTCGCGTGCGAGATGTATGACCAGCTCGCGGCCGCGCAGAATGCGGATGTTCCTCCCGCGCTCCCGGCTGAAACCGCGACTTATGGCGAGACGGCA